TGAAGTAAATATTGACGATGATCAGATCGAAGATAGAATTGATGATGCTCTTCAATTTTATCAAGAGTATCATCACGATGCAACTATTCGAACTTATCTAAAGCATCAGGTAACTGCTGACGATATTACAAACAAAAGCATACCAATATCTGACAGTATTATATACGTTAAGAACGTATTTCCCATATCAGATTCTAATACTACTGTTGGTATGTTTGATGTTAAGTATCAGATGCACCTTAATGATCTATATGATATGAGCTATATTGGGGATCTTGTACACTATGAGATGCTCCAGCAATATATATCTTTACTTGACATGAAGCTAAATGGATCAGGTATGTTTACCCGTTACAATCGGCATATGGATAAGTTATTCATTGACATCGATTGGGATAATGAAGTTAAAGTCGACGACTATATTATTGTTGAATGCCAAGCTGTTGTAAGCCCCTCAACATATCCCGATATATATAATGATATGTTCCTAAAGCAATATGCTACAGCATTAATTAAACAGCAATGGGGTGCAAACCTTATTAAGTTCGATGGTATGACAATGCCCGGCGGTGTTACCGTTAATGCTCGACAGATATTTGACGATGCTACCGAAGAGCTAAATACAATTAGAGAGCAAATGCAATTAAATTATGAAACCCCTGTCGACTTCTTTGTAGGGTAACCCATGGCTACTAATGTCTACTTTTCGCAAAAGGTAAAGTCCGAACAAAACCTTTACGAAGACATCGTTATAGAATCTTTAAAAATGTACGGGCAAGATATTTATTACTTGCCTCGTGATGTTGTTCACGAAGATACCATACTCAATGAAGATGTAGAAAGCACATTTGATGCTTCCTATACTATTGAAATGTATATCGAGAGCGTTGACGGATTCGAAGGTGACGGTGATCTGCTATCCAAGTTTGGCGTAGAGATTAGAGACCAAGCCACGTTTATTGTTTCGCGAAGACGCTGGGAACAGCTTATCGGTATTCATAACAATGGCATTAATTCAGTCCGTCCTTCAGAAGGGGATTTACTATATCTCCCTCTTTCAAAAGGCTTGTTTGAGATTCGCTTTGTAGAAGACGAACAGCCGTTCTATCAGTTATCTAATCTCCCTGTCTATAAGCTTCAATGTGAGCTCTTCGAGTTCTCTGGCGAGAAGTTTAATACTGGTCTTGAGTCATTGGATGACGCTATCAATAGTCAAGCTACTCCACAACTTAATATCCAGCTTAGTACAGATAATAATGCCATTGACTTTATTATTGGGGAAAATATCCAGCAAGAGATTACAGTTGGCTCCGGTGAATATATTACGGGCAATGTTGTAGACTTTAACTCTGTTACAAGAATAGTATCCATAAACGAATGGGCTACTACAGACGGTAAATACCACGACTTCAATCTTGTCTCCAATTTAGTCGGGGTAACATCTGGAGCTTCGTGGGGCGTAACAGACGTGTATCAAATTAATGATACATTAGATAAAGAAGCATTTGGAAACGATGATCAATCCCAGAATCAAGAGTTCGAAGCTGTTCAAAGTGATATTATAGATTTCACTGAAAATAATCCGTTTGGAGACCTTGGTTAATGTTATCAGATCATTTTTATCACGCAGCTATACGCCGTACTATTGCAGCATTTGGCTCTATCTTTAATGACTTAAAGGTAGTACGCAAAGACGGCGATGGCGAGGTTAAGAGTATTACTCGTGTACCTCTAGCATACGGTCCTAAGCAAAAGTTTTTAGCGCGTATTGAAAGTCAATCCCAGCTTGGTACAGTCCAGGGTGGTATAGCTATTAAGCTTCCTCGTATGTCATTTGAAATTACTGGAATGACATATGATGCTTCTTCTCAAGTAAATAAGATGAACCAGCTTAAGCTAGGTACTATCTCTAATGGTACACGCCAAGCTGTATATACACAAACGCCATATAGAATGAATATTGATCTTTCTGTAATGGCTAAGAATCAGGACGATGCCTTGCAGGTCGTAGAGCAAATACTACCTTACTTTCAACCTGACTACACAATAACAATTAAAGAAATACCAGAGATTGGTCTTAAGACTGACGTACCTATTGTATTGAATTCAGTTAGTTTAACTGACGATTATGAAGGGGATTTTCTTTCTCGCAGAGCTATAGTGTATACTCTAAGCTTTGAATTACGTGTAAGGTTCTATGGTCCTGTTAAAACAAAGAATGTTATTCTTAATTCCTCAGCTGATCTAAATGACCTAGACACTTTCGGATTCTTAGAAGAGGTTGCAGCTATAGGGGATCAAGCTACACTAGATATTAATACTGGCATTGATGAAACAGATGATAATTTGATAACACCATGAAAATAAATAAGACTGACATTGATGACGATTATGAATTTGCTCGAGCAAAGTACTATAATCTAGTAGATAAAGGCGATGAAGCTTTGGAGCTTATGATGGAATTAGCTCGTGAATCAGAGCATCCTCGTGCATTTGAAGTCCTCTCTAATATGATGAAGCAAAACGCTGAGATCGCTGATCGCCTTATGGAGCTTCAAAAGAAAAAGAAAGAAGCTGAAAAGGTCGATATCAATGCCCCGGCTTTACCTAATAGTATGACGCAGAATAACGTCTTTGTTGGATCATCATCTGATCTACAAAGAATGTTAGCCTCTAAATTTGAAGAAAAAGCTAATGTCATTGAGTCTGAAGAATAACATAGCCGGCTATCTCGGCAATCCAAATGTTAAGCGCGATGGTATAGATCAGAACTTTACTAAAGATGAAGTTGCTGAATATGCCAGGTGCATGCAAGATCCTGCCTATTTTGCTCGTAAGTATATTAAGGTTATATCTCTTGATAAGGGATTAGTACCCTTTGATCTATACCCATATCAAGAAAAAATGTTTAAGCATTTTAGAGAAAATCGATTCTCTATTATTCTTGCATGCCGGCAGTCTGGTAAATCTATATCGTCTGTAGGGTATTTACTATGGTATGCTTGTTTTCATCCCGAAAAGACTATTGCTATTCTAGCTAACAAAGGTGCTACTGCACGTGAGATGCTTGCTAGGATTACCCTTATGCTTGAGAACTTACCATTCTTTCTCCAGCCAGGGTGCAAGGCACTCAATAAAGGTTCTATTGAATTTTCAAATAACTCCCGTATTATTGCAGCTGCTACATCTGGCTCATCTATCCGGGGTTTATCTGTAAACTTACTCTTCCTTGATGAGTTTGCTTTTGTGGATGACGATGCAAGATTCTATACGTCAACCTATCCAGTAGTTGCTGCTGGTACAAGTACTCAAGTTATTATTACTTCTACAGCTAATGGATTAGGCAACGTATATCATAAGCTATATGAAGGTGCTGTACAAGGAACAAATGAATTTAAGCACTTCAGGGTAGACTGGTGGGATGTGCCAGACAGGGATGAGGAGTGGAAAAGACAGACTATATCAAATACATCACAGCTACAGTTTGATCAGGAATTTGGTAATACGTTTGTAGGAACTGGTAATACTCTTATATCTCCTGATGTGTTACTTGGTTTAATATCAAAAGATCCTATAAAAGTCACATCGAATACTAGAATCTATAAAGACTCAGAGCCTGGTCATGAATACATGATGTTTGTGGATGTAGCCAAAGGTCGTGGTCAAGATTATTCTACTTTTAATATTATAGATGTGTCTACAAAACCCTTTGAGCAAGTGGCGGTATTCCAGGATAATAACATATCTCCGTTGCTATATCCTGATGTGATATATAAGTATGCCAACATGTATAATCAAGCATATGTTATTATCGAGAGTAACGATCAAGGTGCTGTTGTTTGTAACGGGTTATACTACGATCTTGAGTATGAAAATGTGTATGTAGAGTCAATGATTAAAGCTAACTCAATTGGCGTAACTATGACTCGAAAGGTTAAAAGGATAGGCTGCTCAAATATAAAAGATTTAATTGAGCAGAATAAGATCGCAATACATGACGCAGAGACGATTATAGAGCTAAGTACGTTTGAAGCTCGTGGCAGCTCATATGAAGCGTCTAACGGCAATCACGATGACCTAGTAATGAATTTAGTTATGTTTGCTTGGTTTACTACTAATCAGTTCTTTAATGAATTAACGGATATAGATGTTAAGAAAATGCTATATTCTGAAAGAGTAAGAGCTATGGAAGATGATATTGTCCCTGTAGGTATATTAGATGTTGAAGATAATAATTCTAAATATACTGTAGAGGATGGTCTTGTCTGGGAGTCAGTAGAATTTTAATGAATAGGGAAGAGCTAGTTGAGCAGTATGAGATATATCACCAGAATCGTGATACCCGGGACTGCGAAATAAAATGGCATCATATTGATATGATATATGCATTGAACAAAAAACTTAAGCTTAATAGCGTGCTTGATTATGGGTGTGGTCACGGTAAGCAGTGGACTGAAAGGAAAATCCACAAAAAGATGAAGATTCCCGAGTATGCTTTATATGATATAGCATATCCAGATTGGACAGAAATGCCAGAGGGTAATTTCGATCTTGTAATATCTACTGATGTTCTAGAGCATATACCAGAGGGTGAGTTACTTGACGAGGCACTGAAAAACATATTTTCAAAGGCAAACAAAGCTGTTTTTTTAAAGGTTGGTACAACCCCAGCGGTAAAGGTATTAGCTAATGGGCAAAACGCTCATTGTACGCTAAAAAGTAAAGAAGAGTGGAGATCAATTTTAGAATCTTTAGCAGAAGAGTATAAAGTCTATATGTGGCTAGGGTTTAATAACGAATAGCTAGAAATTCTTATATTATAAATAATGATTAGATTGAGAAAATTCGTATTATGTGTCATATAATAAATAGATTAATCTATCTTTTGAAAGAGGAATAAACATGGCTTTTCAAGTATCACCAGGTGTACAGGTCAAAGAAATTGACTTGACAAACGTGGTTCCTGCTGTCTCCACCTCTATCGGTGGTTTCGCTGGAGCCTTTAACTGGGGTCCTGTAGAAGAAGTTACAACTGTAGGTTCTGAAAAAGAACTTGCAACTATCTTCGGTACTCCGGATACTAACACTGCCTCATACTTCTTAACTGCAGCATCATTCTTACAGTATGGTAATGCTCTTAAGGTTGTACGAGTCGGAACAGGTAACTTAAATGCTACTGCTACTGGCGCAGGTGTCTTGGTAAAAAATCAAGATGCTTACGATAGCATTGGTATTGTTTTAGCAGCAGAGGCATTTGTTGCTAAATACCCAGGTAATTTGGGTAACTCACTACTCGTTTCTATCTGTCCCGCAGATGCTACAGTATTTGCTGGTTGGGCTTATAAAAGCTCATTTGACACCGCTCCAGGAACTTCAGATTATGCTGCATCAAAAGGATGTAAAAATGATGAAGTACACATTGCAATCATTGATGAAGACGGTTTAATAACTGGCACAAAGGGTTCAGTACTAGAAACATTTGCATACGCTTCACAAGCTTCTGATGCTAAATCATCAGATGGCACTTCAGCATACTACGCTAATGTTATTAATACATCGCGATGGGTACGTTGGGGAAGTCACTATGCTGTATTAACCCATGCTGGTGTTAATTCTGTAACTCATGCTGCTGATGCTACGCTAGCAATAGATGGTGATTATCTTGATGGCGTTACAGCTGTTGCAATTACTGATTCATTATCTGGCGGTTCAGATGATAATACTCCTACCAGTGGTGAGATTACCACAGGTATTGCCTTGTTAGGTGATGCTGAAACAGTTGATGTTAATCTTCTTTTCGGAATAACAGAAGGCTCTGATATAGTTGTTCCACAGGCTCTTCTAGCTACTGCAACTGCACGTAAAGATTGCGTTGCATTTGTTTCTCCTGATATTACTGATACTGTAGGTACTACTACACCTGCAGCAGACGTGGTAGAGTTTGCTGATCAGTTAACTTCTACATCTTACGGTGTAATCGATTCAACTGCTCTAAAAGTTTACGATAAGTATAATGACGTATATCGTTGGATTCCTGCTTGTGGTCATATTGCTGGTCTTTGTGCTAACACAGACAACGTAGCAGATGCTTGGTTCTCCCCAGCTGGATTCACACGAGGTCAATTACTTGGAGTTACTAAGCTGGCTTTTAATCCTTCGCAAGCAGATCGTGACACGCTTTATAAATCACGTGTTAACCCAATTGCTGCTTTCCCAGGTCAAGGCATTGTCCTATATGGTGATAAGACTGCACAGGCTAAGCCTTCTGCATTTGATCGTATTAACGTACGTCGTCTATTCATCGTCTTGGAAAAGGCTATAAGCACAGCTGCTAAATATCAATTATTTGAATTTAACGACGAATTTACACGAGCTATGTTCCGTAATATGGTAGAACCATTCCTACGGGATATTAAAGGTCGACGTGGTATTACGGATTTTGCGGTTGTATGTGATGCAACGAACAACACTGGCGCAATTATAGATTCCAATCAGTTTGTAGCTGATATCTACATTAAGCCAGCACGTTCGATCAACTTCATCACATTGAACTTTATCGCTACTCGTACCGGCGTTGAATTTTCAGAAATCGTCGGACAATAGGAGAGATAAAGAATGGCTATTTTAGGCGTAGATGACTTTAAGTCAAAATTAACAGGTGGTGGTGCTCGTTCAAACCTATTTAAGGTTGAGATGGGTTGGCCAGCTGGAATCGCAGCGGGCGCTGCTGAATCAGAGATTGGTGGATTCCTTATTAAAGGCGCTGCACTACCTGGTTCAACTATCGCTCCTATTACAGTTCCTTTCCGAGGGCGTCAACTCCAGATTGCTGGAGATCGTACTTTTGAGGCATGGACAATTACTGTAATTAACGATACAAACTTTGTATTACGTAATGCATTTGAAGAGTGGATGAATCTCATCAACAACCATAATGCAAACACTGGTGCTACTGATCCATCTGAGTACTTTGCAGATGCATCTGTATATCAGTTAGACAAAAATGGTGAGAACCTTAAGGGTTATACATTCCGAGGCCTATGGCCAACGAATCTATCAACAATTGAAGTATCTTACGATTCAGAAGGTATTGAGGAGTTCACTGTTGAGCTTCAGGTCCAGTACTGGGAATCAGATACAACATCTTAAAGGCCATATAGATAATAGTAGG